CATCGAAGCTCACATCGTCGGACTCCACGCGAACCACCGCATCCAGTCCGTCACGTCGGATGCCTGGGGATCGGCCGAGGCGGTCTGTCAGCGGCTCATGAAACGCGGGATCAAGTGCCAGTACATGCAACAGGGCTTCAAGTCCATGTCCGAGCCGACCAAAGACCTCGAGCGGCTTGCCATCGCGGGGAAGCTGAGGCACGGCGGTAACGAAGTCCTGGCCTGGATGAACGGCCACGCCCTGGTCAAGAGTGACCCCGCGGGCGGAATCAAGCTCGAGAAGCCCGGACCGGCCAGCCCGAAGAAGATCGACGGCCTGATCGCGACGATCGAAGCCTTGAACGCCTTCACCCTGGCGACGCGGAAACCCGCGAACGCGTACAGCACGCGGCGCCCCGAATTCGTCGACAGGAAACCCTCATGAGAAAATTCGCCAAGAAGATGAAGGGCCGGCTCTCGACCCGTTCGGGCGGGACCTCGCCCCCCGACGGCGGTTGGCTCCATACCGCCCTCCGTCCCAACTCCGCCGGCCAGTTCATCGACGAGATCGCGGCATTAAACTTGGCCGCGATCTGGAGGGGAGTGAACGTCAAGGCGGGCGACCTCGCCAAGCTCCCGCTCAACGTGTGCGAGCGGCTGGGCAACGGCGGCAAGCGGCCCGACTTCTCGAGCCCGGTCTATGAGCTGCTCAGCTACCCGAACGATTACCGGACCGGACGCAAGCAACGCCACGCCGCGGCCGTCCACCTGATCCTCTGGGGCAACTCCTATCAGGAGATCATCCGGGACCACGAGACGGGCGACCCGGTCCGCCTGGAGCTGCTCGACCCACGGTTGGTCATGCCGAGGCGGGACGACGCGGGCCGCCTGGTGTTCTGGCTCAAGGGGTCCGCTTCGCCCTGGAGCGGACGGAAGTCCCTCCTCCCCGAGAACGTGATTCACTTCTCGGGCCTGTCCCTCGACGGGGACCGCGGCCTGTCCCCGGTCATGACCAACTCCGACCCATTGGCTACAGCGACGGCCCTCGACCGCTACGCCGGATCGGTCTGGGGGAATGGGGCCATCCCCAACGGGGTCGTCGAATGCCCGCCCGGCTGGCCCGACGACGCCCGCAAGAACTTCCGGACCGCGTGGAACGAGGAATACCAGGGCGTCAAGAACGGCAACAAGTTCGCCCTCCTCGAGGAGGGGGCGAAGTATGTCGCGACCTCCTTCGATCCTGAGAAGCTCCAGGTGCTATCGAGCCGGGAATTCTCCGTGGTCGAGATCGCGCGAATCGTCGGCATCCCCCCGCACAAGCTGTTCGACATGAGCCACGATATCCAGCGGTCGCTCGAAGAGACGAACCTGGATTACTACGAAACCGAGATCGATCCCATCTGCCAGGGCATGGCGGATGAGTACGGGCTCAAGCTCCTCACCGTGGCCGAGCGGAAACGCTCCTTCATCGCGTTCGACACGACCCGCCTCATGCGGGGCAAGGCCCTCGAGCGAGCACAGACCAACCTGATCAAGATGCAAAACGGGATCATCACCGCGAACGAATGGCGGGCCGAGGACGGGCAAAACCCGTTCGACGAAGACATCCGGATCATGCCCCTGAACATGCAAGTGATCGACGGCAAGACCGACGCGGACCCGGACCCCGAGGACGAGGCGCCGGCCGACCCCGAGCCGTTGCCGATCGACGAGGAGGAGGAGCGGGCCAAGGTCGAGGAGATCATCCGGTCAATCGAGGGCGAAGCCCATGAGTAAGCGAGTGCTCGAGCGACGGGCGATCCATACTCCCATCGCCGTCCGTGACAACGATGCGACGGGCCGCCCGATCATCTCGGGGTACGCCGCGAAGTTCAATTCCCCGTCGCAAGACCTCGGCGGGTTCGTCGAGGTCTTGAAGCCCGGTTGCTTCGCGAAGTCCCTCGCGAGCGGCGACCAGCGGGCATTCTTCAATCATTGCTATGACGAGCTTTTGGCGCGGACCAAGTCCGGAACGCTCCGACTCTGGGAGGACGAGGTCGGGCTGGCCTACGAGTTGGACGCCCCCGACACAACCCTCGGCCGCGACATTTACGCGTTGGTGAAGCGCGGCGACCTCGACGGGAATTCGTTCGGCTTCTACGCCCTGGCCGACGAGTGGAGCGAGGACGGCAAGACCAACACGATCCTCGAGGCCGAGTTGATCGAAATCTCCGTGGTCGTTTATCCCGCGTACCTCGAAACAACCGTGGAGGCGAGGTCGGCCGATCGGCTGGCCCGACGCCCCACGCCCCGATTCCCCCGGCTCGAGAGGGCCCGGCGGATTGTCATCGCCGACGACGGCGAATAAGCAGAGCACCGACGACGAACCGAAACCCTCCGAGAAATTGGAAATGAACACTGTCGAGTTGAAGGGTCAGAGATCCAAGCTTCGGGCCGAGCGAAAGCTCCTCGCCGACCAGTTCCGCGAACGCGACATGAGCGACGACGACAAGGCCAAGTTCGACGATCTGACCTCCCAGATCGAAGCCCTGTCCAGCCGGATCGATGCTATCGAGAAGGTCGAGAACGACGACGAGCCGATGGAGGACGACGACGACCCCGATGGCGAGAAGACGAAGGAAGAGGGCGGCGACCGCTCGAAGCCGGCCCCCGCGACGAAGCGGCACTTCCACAACATCGCGACGAGCAAGACCCGGAAGGACTCGCACGAGTACAGCATCAGCCGGGCCCTCTCCGTCTTCAACGATCACAAGCGGGTCGACGGGATCGAGGGCGAGCGCTCCCAGGAAATCGCCCTCACTCGCGGCAAACCCCAGGGATTTTACATGCCCTGGGACGTCAAGCTTCGCGGTCGACACAAGGTCCAGAATCGCGACCTGACGCTCACGACCGGAACCGGCTCCGTCGGCATCCTGGTCGAGCCGACCTTGATCGAGCTCCTCCGGGCCCGGCTCGTCTTCGAGCAGCTCGGCGGGACGGTCATCCCCAATTGCGTCGGCAAGTTCGCCCTGCCCCGTCAGACCGCGGCCTCGCAATACTACTTCGTCGGCGAGGCGACCAGCGTCACCGCGGGCAACCCGGTGATTGACCAGGTGAACTTCGTCCCCAAGACGATGGGGATCAGCGTCCCGATCACCCGTAAATTCTTGTTCGAGTCTTCGCTCGACGCGATGACGGTGGTCGAGCAGGACGTGGTGAAGTCGCTGACCGTCGGCCTCGACGCCACGGCCCTGGCCGGTTCCGGATCGGGCGCCACCCCGACCGGCGTCCTCAATCAGTCCAGCGTGACCACGATCACCCTGGCCGCCGACTCGGCCAACGGCGGGGTGATGACTTACGCGGACGCCCTGGCCTTCGAAACGGCCGTGGCCAACAGCAACGCCGACCAGGGCTCGCTCGGCTGGGCGACCACCCCGGGCGTCCGGGCGAAGCTCAAGCAGACCCCGAAGATCGGGTCGACCTTCCCCGTCTTCGTCTGGAGCGACGAGAACCAGGTCAACGGCTACCCCGCGATGGTCACGACCAACATGCCCAAGAACCTGACCAAGGGCACCGGGACCAACCTCAACTCGATCATCTTCGGCAACTGGAACGACGCGGTCCTGGCCATGTGGAGCGGGATCGACGTGGTCATCGACCCCTACACCCAGGCCGCGGCCGGCGGGGTGATCTACAACGCCCTCATCGAGGTGGACGTCCAGCTCCGCCACGGGACCAGCTTCGCCGTGGCCGGCACGGTCATCGTCGTCTGACCGATACGCCCGGGGCCCCTCGGCCCCGGGCATCCTCCCACGGTGGAACATGATCATCCGACCCGAGCAAACCCTGGTCGTCCGGTTCAGGCAATCCCTGATCGTCAACGGCCACAACTACGTCGAGGGCAATATCGCCACCCTCCCCGATGGGCAGGCCCGGCGGCTGATCCACGCGGGGGCGGTCGAGGCGCACACCCCCGAGGCCAAGCGTGAGGCCGCCCTAGTCCCCAAGACCCGCAAGGCCGCGAAGGACGTTTGACATGTACGAATCGCTCGTCGCATCCGTCCCTCCCGTCCCGCCGACCTCGGCCGACCTCGCCATGCTCAAGGCCCATTGCCGGGTCGACTCGTCGGACCCGGACGCCGCGTTGCTCCTTCCGGTCTACCTCCAGGCGGCCCGGGGCAGGGCGAATTCTTACCTCAAGCAGACCTTCTACGAGACCTCCTACACCCTGGTCCGCGACACGCTCCCGTCGCGCGGGAGTCCCTTCCCGACGGGCGCGCCGGCCCATGCTGCGTTCTGGAATCGGGTGGGCTTCCCGGGGAGCTTGGACGGATTCTTCCGGATCTTCAATCCGCCCTTGATCTCGATCGATTCGGTCGAATACCTCGATACCAACGGGCATAGCCAGACGCTACCCCCGACCGCCTATGCGGTAACCCCCGGATTCCCCGGGCGGATCGCGCCGGCCTATGGCCAGCTCTGGCCGCTCTCGCTCCCCCAGATCGGGGCGGTCACCATCAAATATACGTGTGGTTATGGGTCGACCACGACGACGGTCACCATTGCGAGCGGGACCACGACCACGGTAGCGGTCACGACCGGGCCAGGATTCGACCCGCCGCTAACGACCACCACGACGGCCGCGACGGTATCCACGGACGTGGCCGGGACGACCGTCGTCGCCAACGTCCCGTTCGCGATCCAGGCGGCCGTCCTCCTCCATGCCGCGTCGCTCTATCGAAACCGAGAGGCGGTAACCGAGGGCGCGCTCACGCCCCTCCCGATGGGAGTGAAGGACCTCCTCGACTCGGCGAACCGGGGCTACCACCGATGATGAAAAACATCTCGGCCGGCGACCTTCGCCATCGGGTCGTCCTCCTCCGGGACCAGGGGACCACGCCCAACACGGTGGGCCAGGTCAAGCCGATCTATGTCCCCGTCGGGACCTATTACGCCCTGGTCGAATGCCTGGGCGGGGCCGAGGGCGCCAACGCGAATCAGCTCAAAGGGACCTTGAACTACAAGGTCACCTTCCGGGCCGCGGCCGGCCCGATCCGGCCGACCGACCAACTCACCTGGAACGGCCACACGCTCAACGTGGCCACCGCGACGACGGACCCGTTCGGGATCATGATCGAGGTCGAAGCAACCGAGAAGGTAACCCAATGATCGGCGACGACGTGTTCAAGGAACTAGAAGCCCTCGACAAGAAGCTACGGAACACGATCGTTCGACAGGCCCAGCGCGCCGCCGCGAAGATGCTCGCGGGCGAGATCAAGTCCCGGGCCCCGATCGAGTCGGGCCGCACGAAACGTTCGGTCAAGGTCAAGGCGGGCCGGCGGAAGAAGGGCTTCATCACGACCAACGTCGAGATATCCGGCGGGCACGACGAGCCGTTCATCGGCTTCGTCGAGTTCGGCACC